GCTGTTCTGGATGCCAAATGCTCTTGGTCTTTTCTGTCACCTCTTGACCAATCTTTTGAGAAAACTCTTTATAGTCTGCTTCACTTCTAAAGTTTAATGTAATTGCTCTGAATTTAATCTTGTCTTCTTGAGTATATTCTGGCATACCAATCCAGTGCTTTTTCCAGTTCGATTCATATTCTGACTCAACTGTCTTTACTTTACTAAAACCAGGTCCATTATAGTCAGGAACAAGTAGATTAGGATCGACTGTGATAAGATCCTCTTCTATATCTTTGAATAAAGACATCGCACGATTTTCTAGAGGATAATATGTCTCTTTGACATATCCAGGTATCATCTGATTGATCTTTGTGCAGAAGTCTACCATATCATCCTGAGTTCTGAAGTGAACATAGATAGATTTCCAGATATCGCTCTGTACAACCTTCTTTACTCTGGTGGCATCTACTAGCTTATCTTGCATAGGCTCGTCAAAGAATTTATCTAGACTTACGCTATAAGTGTCATTTTTACGTGCCTCATCATTCATGTAATTATCGTACTCGGCACTCTCTTCGATAATTGGTTTACTATTATTTGTCATACAAAAAACTCCGTTAAATCTGAACGAGACTTATTCTTATCACTATAACGCATATCGATCAGTTTGTCAATACAAGATTTCCAATTAGAAAGACTGTGCTTTTCTTTGGTCATCTCTGCAATCTCATCTCTACGGTCTTTCATCACATTAGCGAATTCTCGTACACTTGTTTCAAACTCTACACTTGAACAAGTACGCTTTACTTTAAAGATGTGAGAGGAATCTGCCGCAACTCTTTCGCTTGCGTGATTACCTGTATCATCTACAAATAGAATAGTTGGCACACCACAGCCTAATGCTTCCATTGCTGTTATGCCCCAAGATTCCTTTGGCCAAGTTGAGCAAAATACCTGAGACTTTGATATATTCTCAATTACTTCTTTATGAGGTAATCCTCTCATCGTATGTCTAGGTGCTTTCCAATGCTGATTTGCTTGTACGTATTCGTTCACAGTGTCACTCTTGTAAATCCCATCATTAGTCATTACAAGACTATTTAGGACAGATTTTTCCAGCTTCTTATGAATTAGAAAAGGTGCTTTTTCGTTATCACATCTACCGACTGTGGATACGTTATATTCGTGGGTAGTCGAAAACGGTACGTCTGAAGGTAAAAACGAAGAGTCAATATATCCCTTGATTGCACCAAAGTCAACTTGACGAATTCTCATAGCCATGTTTTTGTGGTAGTTGTACTGGTGAGGACTTACAAAGTAAATATGGCAACCATTTTCATTTAGCTCTTTCAGGATACTGCCCAGTTCTACCATGCGTATGTCACGTACAAGTGGCTCATGCATAATACAAACTAAAGGAATATTAAACGACATCATCATCTTTCCCCACCAGGGATTGTTGAATAAGATCATATCTGGATCGTGTTGTGCAATTGCATCCATTATGACTTTGCGTGTATGTCGATTGTCCTTGTCCTCTTTAGTAATACACACTGGAATAATACCATCAATATTATCTTCTAAGTCTTTGCAGAACTTCTCAATGCCGCCGGTGATGACGGGGCCTTTGTTGCTGGCATCTAAGACTTGAAAGTGTGTAGAATACGGAACAAGTATCTTCATTTATTTTTATTCACAAAATCTGATTCACCCCAAACAACGCTCTGGCGAAGATTACTAGATGAAAATCTGTGATCCCTATTGTTGAAATATAATTCGATATTAAGTCTATCACAAACATCCCTGCCTGTAAAGTCTTTATCTTTATATTCTTCACCTAAAATACGAACGTCTATATGATATAACTCCAATATATCTTTCAGGTCTGATTCTGTAGAGTACACTAATATCTCATCCACATATTTAATTGCAGATAGTTGGGTGTAACGCTCAACAATAGATTGAATAGGAGAGTTCTTTTCTGGTCTATCCACAGCAGGATCGATTTGCAGACCACATATCAAGTAATCACATTGCTCTTTTGCTTCACGCAACATCATCACATGTCCAGCATGTAACAGATCAAATGTACTGGCAGTAAATCCAACTCTTTTTACTTTCTTTATCATATAATTCACCTTATTTAAGTTGTTGCAATTCTACTAAAGTTCTTAACTTTTTCAAATTTGATTACGCTATCGAACTTGTCGAATAGTTGATCACCTTTGTGACTGATAATAAAGATATTAGAATCAGCACTTAACTCTTCAATGATCTTAAGAAACTCTTCTGTTCCTGCACTGTCTAATGAAGAATCCATAATCTCATCCATAATCAATAAGTTAGTGGACACAGAGTTACGTAGCTTAGATACGGCTCTCCATGTGAATAGAAGTGCGAGGTCAATTCTTAACTTCTCACCCTCTGAGAAAGAAGAATATGAAAATTCGTCTCGAAAACGAGACTTGATAGTTTCGTTAAAGTTTTCGTCTAATTCAAACTGAACAAAGAAGTCCATCGCTGATAGATACTTGTTGATCAATTTGTTCATCACAGGCACATACTGTTTAATAATCCGAGTCTTAATGCCGCCATCTTTCAACATAGATGCAACCACTGATAGTATTTCTTTATGATCAAAGAGTTCACTCTGACTTGCATGATAATCAACGAGTTCGGATTCTAGCTTCTTGATATCAGAGGTATCAATCTCTTCTACTTCTTGCTGTGCTCCATCGAGTTCTTTTTTGATAGACTTACAAGTGTTCATACCAATCTTATAGTTTGCTCTATGCTCACTTATAGAAATGTTCTTTTCTGATATTTGATCTTCAACTAGGTCGATAGCGTATAAACGTTCATCGACAACTACACTCTTATGTCCAATCTCTTTTTTTGCTGTTTCGATTTCTGTTGCTGTTGATCTTGAGGACTCGATTGTTTCTTCTTTAAATTCGTGGTCGATCCCTTGCTTACAGGTTGGACAGTTGTCGTGGTTTTGGTAGAAGTCAACGTCTTTACGTAACTTGTTAAGCCTGGATGTAAGATCATGATTCAACTCCTGAAACTCTGCTAACTTCTTTTTCTGCTCGGCTTTGTCGCCGATACTGTTATTTAATACTTCGATCTCATCTAATAGAACGTCCATCTTTGCCTGCTCATCTTCAACAAACGCAACTTGCTCTTTTAGTTTATCTTTTAGTTTACCTACTTCAGTCTCTTTAATTTTTCGAATGGACTCATTATGTGACTTAGCACTATCGATTTTGTTCTCAAGTAGATCAATCTGATATTTAATATCAGTTATCTCACTCTTGTTATCTGCCAGTCTTTCTTTTAGAAGAGTATTCATCGTAGTAAAGATTTGAATATCCAAAAGGTCTTCAATAATGTCTCTGCGTTCACCAGTCTTCAACTGCATAAATGGCACAAAAGTAGAACTGCCTAGAACAACGACTTGACCAAAAGACTTGTAGTTGAGTTTTAAAATAGTCTCTTCTAGATAAGTCTGGTAGTCACGGGCAGCCGCATCTTGGTTTAATAGTTCGCCATTCTTCCACACTTCGAATATGCCTGGCTTGATGCCACGCTTAATAACGTAACTGTTACCACTTATGCTGAAGTATGCTTCTACTAATAACTCTTTATTATTAACGCTATTAAGTAGTTGGTACTTATTAATTTTTCTAAACGGCTTGCCATACAAAGCAAAGGTCAATGCATCAAGCATAGTTGACTTACCAGCTCCGTTGTCACCAACTATAAGCGTAGACTTGCTTTGGTTTAAAAAAACTTCTGTAAAAGTATTACCAGTACTTAAGATGTTTTTATAACGAACCTTTTCAAATAGTATCATAGATTAATAGCCTCATTGTGCAACTCTTGCAGAACTTTTTCGATCTTAGTCTTGTCAGTAGAAATCTCTAAATTCTGAACATATTGTTTCAGAATAGTCAATGTATCCTGTGCTTCGTCAACAAGTTCACTCTCATCAATTACATCTAAGTTCATATGATCTTCGACAACCTTGATATCACAAGGTAAGGCTGCCTGTAGTCTATCTAAGAACAAGTCAAAGATATACGGGTTAGTCTTGTTTCTGACAATAACCTTTATAAAAGTATCCTTTAGTTGGGTAGTGTCTAGGTTTGCAATGTCTTCGATTGTCATATCAGCATCATCGTACATAATCTTATGAAACAGACTATATGGATTACGGATATATTCCATGCTACGTGAATCAGTATCAAACACACTAAAGCCACGCTTTTGATCATGATCAGACCAAGTCATCTCATACTGAGCGCCCAAATAAGATATATTGCCAATAGAAGATGGCTGATGAAAGTGACCAGAGTAGACTGAATCAAACTTAGCAAACGTACTACGATCCATACCATCAGAGCATAAATGACCTTTGTCCATCTCGTAACCAGTAATCTCAAAGTGACCCATGAGTACTTGTGCTTTGGTATCAGCCATGGCTTTCATGGACTCTTCCCAATTCTCAGCACACATCCAAGGAGCAAGCATGATGTTACATCCATCCATGTTTAATTCTACAGGTCTTTCCCAATACAAATGCAAGTTACCATGACTAGTATTGCCGTACAACTGTTTAAGACTGTTCACTTCATTAGTATTTTTAAAGTAAGTATCATGGTTACCGGCAATCATATAAAGTTCGATACCTTCATCTGCACACACCCTCATGAAATGATCTTCAAGATTCTTAGCAGTCACGAAATTGATATACTTGCGCCGGTCTGTAACATCGCCTAAGTGAAAAATAGTTTTGATGTTATTTTCACGTAGATGTGGAAAGAAAACTTCCCTATAGAATTTTATTTGATGTTCAGCAATGGCACTATTATCATTTCTTGCACCCCAGTGTGTATCGTTTAGGATAGCAATCTTCATTCTTTCTCCTTCTCATTATCAATAAACTTCTCTAAGCCCTTCTTAGACTTGATCTGTGCCTTTTTCTTATCGTCTATTTTCTTTTCATATCCACGAACAAAATCACTCATGTACTCATTATTCAAATCAATGTAAGCTGGTTCACCACTAGTGTCAACAGTACCTTCTGCACGATCAACAGCAGTTCCTGTCATAACTGAGTTTTCTGTTACCTTGTGTTTGATATATAGTTGCTTCTTCTCTTTTTCAATTCTCCGAAGAAATGCGTACCATATAATCTGAGTAAAGTAAGCAAACGGATTATGAGACTTGTTAGGATCAAAGTTACCCAGTGCTTGAATAGCGTTCTCAAGTCCATCGCTTATCATCTCATCTTTATAAGAGTAGCCAGAAAAGTTTGGTTTAGATGCAAGCCTAGTTGATATCTGATAGATACATTGGCCTATATAGTTAGGTATCTGTGGTCTCTTATCTCCCGAATCTTCTGCTTCATTGCATAGCTTTTTATATGCTATGATAGCTTCCAGAAACTCTGGATTGTTAACGTAATTTCTTTTTGCCATGCATTTTCACTCCTTATTGTGTACAAGTATAACCTATCACTCACTGTTTGTCAAGTAAAATTTTATTTAAAAATAACTTAAAAAAGACTTGACATGGCTAGAAAATCGTGTATAATAGAGTTATACGATTATTAAAACACTAATGTTTTGTTGATTCTCTTGATTCCATGTAAGCAACAAGCACATCTTCAATCTCATTAGCTTGGTCGTCATCTTCTTGATACTGCACATTCTTAAGCTTGGTGAGTCTGCTTGCAAACGTGTCATAGTATTCGATTGCCTTGCTGTTTGCTTCTCCCCAAAATACAATATCTTTATGAGTGAGGCTCACGTGATTTGCCTCTGAAAGAAGCATCCAACTCTTAGCAAAGAATCCGTGTACAGGGTGTATTTTGACTTGAATAGGATTTTCAATAGTCAATTCGTTTTCATCACTCGATAACAAATCTGCGATAAGGTCATCGCCTGATTTCATTTTGATGTGAATTAGCATCTAGTTCCCCTTTATGTTAACATTATATATGCGAAATTCAAAACCTTCTTCATTATATACTTTGACTCTTTCCATAAAATGCTTAGTAGCAAAATTCTTACTACTTTTCCACTGTAAGTCATCAACTATATCATATAAAGTTGCCTTGCTATTGTCAGAACTTTTACGTAGTACTCGACCTATTGACTGTAAGTTTCGTATTTTTGATTTACTCGGGCTTGCAAAGACGATATTATCCAAACGCTTAATATTAACCCCAGTGCTAAAAGTACCATAACTAGCGAGAATAATGTTATCACTGCTTGACTCAACCAAATGCCTAACTGTCTCACGATCTTCAGCACTAACAGCTCCGTGGATAAAGTGTACGGTCTTGTCGCCTTCCTCAAGCATTGGATGTAATATCTTACCATGTTTTTCAACGAACTGAAAAAGGATAAGAGTGTTCCCTTTGAGGCTATGTGCGAGATTTTTAATGTATTTGTTTCTTGATTCATTGCCGACAATCCAGTCTATTTCTTCTTGATACGTCTTATTCTTATTTAGCTTTCTAATTTCATCTGGATATTGTAGAACGATAGCAGTGATGCCGAAGTCAGCAAGAGTATTATCTTCGATAAGTTTCTTAGTCTTCGTTACTTCGTAAACAGATCCGAAAAGACCTTCTAGTACTAGTTTATGCGTTTGAGTGCCATCTAGCGTACCAGTAAACCCATATCTATATTGACAACTAGGCATTTTCTCTAATACTTTTGTCAGCGACTTGGCTTTAAATAGGTGTGCTTCATCTCCCACTACAACATCAAACTTCTCAAACCAATCCTTTCTTAGCTTGTACACTGATTGCCATGTTGTAACGGTTATATCAGCGTCTACGTTCTTATCAATACCTCCTCTAATTTTGTGTATTGACAATTCATTACCATTGTTGTACTCAACAAAGTCAGATGCCATTTGCTCAACTAACGAGGTTGTAGGCACAACGATGAGAACTTTTCTGTTAGCAGATTCTACGTGAAAGCGAGTTAACAAGTATATGATGAATGACTTACCAGAAGCAGTAGGTGATAGTAGTAAGGCTCTTTCGCTTCTTAATGCATGAACAACCGCTTCGTTTTGATAGTCTCTCGGAACAAACGTAGAGTTAAACTCCTCTGCAAGTTGCATTCCAGCGTCATCGTTAACAACATTATTAGGCACAAGACCTTTATCGATTGCAACGTGATATTCTCTAGTATTACAAAACTTGAGTATGTACGGAATCAGACCAGCGTAGATCATGCCAGTCATCGTATTTAATAGACGAATTTTGCCATCCCAAACTTTGTTACGAACAGCAGGCATGAACTTAGCGCCAGGCACTTCAAATGTGAAGTACTCGCTCATTTCCATCTTGATTCCGGGGTCTGCGTTTACTCTCACGTAAACGTCATCGACCTTTTCGATACTCACGTTATCCATTAGGCACCTGTTCTAAATCGCTCCCAGTCTATGATTGATTTTATTTGAAATCCACGATTGTTGATCTGTTTGATAATGGATTCAAGATACTCTACCTTTTGCTCTTGTGCGCCAATCTTAAGAGACGCATCGATAATATCGTCATCCGCTTCAAGGTAAGAAGGAATGTCTTGTCTCAAGATTTTAAGTGGTTGTGGTTCCCAGCCATACTGCTTGAGTTCAGTGATATCAAGTTCGCCTTTGTAATATTCTGTCTTTAATTTATGTAGCTTCTTGTATTCAGCCTTCATCTTCTTCAGAAGATAGCCTTCTCCCATATAGAACTTGAAGTATTTGTTGTGTAATTTTGGTATCTCAGAGGATTCTCTGGATATATTGATGACGTCCACTGGTCCATCTTTTTCCCATTCTTTAATGATTTCATCTATCTTCATAATATCTCCATAATTAAGTACATGTACAACTATACTAGTGTACACGAAATTCTCTAAAAAGTCAAGTTTATAGTGTTATAGTATAGCTACTGTATTTAAAAGTCACATCAAATGTGGGTGGCACTACATCTGAATCAATAGTATTTAGCTGTATTGGACCAATGCTAATTGGAAATATGTCCTTGAATGATATCTGAATATTAGCGTTTTTATTGCTATCTAGTATGATCAACGATGCATCTGACATGCTACCTTTGCCATCTGAACTCAGAGTTGTAGCTCCTCCTACAGTAGGAGAATTCAGCCCTGCGTATCCTTCAAATCCTTCTGCCCTAGCAATAGCAGTAAGCCAGTCTGAACACTCTCTAAACGATGCTAAATTTTCATCTGCAACAAGAGTGATATTCAAATCATCAAAGATAAGTTTATCACCTGGTGTATAGATGTTCTTAAATGGAGTTGGTCTTTCTGCATATCCAGAGTTAAGCCCAGGAACGTTGGCTTGTTGTACATAGAACTCTGTGTTAGGTAATCTATTGATTACTAACTTAAACTCTACTGGCGATAAGAAATTTGATGTTGACATGATATCCTCTATCAAAGTTATATAGTACTATTTATACAGACAAAAAAAAGAGGCTCCGAAGAGCCTCTTTGAAGTAAGTTGGGTTATCCCCAATCTTATTTTTATAGCAAGTTAGTAACTGCGGTACGTCTGTAGTACACGTTGGTGTTGGCAGAAAGTGCGCCATTTCCAACAGTTGTACCTTGAGCGAATGGGTTAGAAACCATTCCGTAACGAGTCTTGAAGCCCAACTTCGACTGGAAGCTGTTCTCACCAACTGCACGAACCATCTGTAATGGCACATATGGGCAATAGAAAAGTCCGGCATCAAATGCGCTTGAACCTTTATAACCTACTACCATGTAGTTTGCACCAGCATATGGATCGATGTATACTCTGAAGCGACCGTTCAGAACACCAGCAAAGGTATTGCCTGTGTCATCTGGGTTCAGATTGTTAGAGTTAAGAGCAGGTGCGTAATCAAGAACACCAGCCATTTGAAGTGCAGATGCAACATCAGATGAACAAATGATCATGTTACCTTTTCCTCTACGAGTGTCTTTAGCGATTTGATTCGCTTCTTTCTCGATTTGGAACATCAAGCCTTTGAACTTCTCTACTGACCAACGGCCATTTGCGTCAACGTCTAGGTTGAATGTACCGTTAGAAGCAACTCCACCTTGAGAACCAGCAACAGCGTTTGAGTACACTGTACGGATTACTTCACGGTTGATTTCAGCAAGCAACTCAGCAGACAACATGTTTGCCAACTCAGTCTCAGCATCCAAACCATGGATAGCTTTAAGGTCTTGAGCAAGCTCAGTTGTGTACTCTGCTTTCAATGCACGTGACTTTGCAGTTACAGATACTTTTTCGATTGAGAAAGACATCTGAGCAAACTCAGCCCCGGCACCATCGCCAAGTGCTTCTGCGTCAGCAGTAGCAAGGCCAGTACCAGTTGTTTCTGATCCTGCACCCAATGCGTTAGCATGAGTACCAGTACCAGAGTAATCGGTATCTGCTTCGCCGTAGAAGGCTTCTGGCTTACCAGACGTGTCTTCGTACTTAGAACGCATAGCGAAGATCAAGCCAGTTGGGCCAGTCATCGGCTGTACGCCTGCGATATCATATGCAACCAAGTTAGGCATTGCACGGCGTACTAGAGAGATCAGTACGGGATCATAGTTCGCCACATCACCAGTTGCGTTAGCAGGTGCGGCTTCGTTCAGTAAAGATCCATTGCCAAGACTTTCGCCTTCACGCATGGAAGTTTCAGTGTTCTCCAAAAGAGTAGCTGTTACGGCCGCTCTGTGAGAATCTTGGATGCCGGGCAGAGCGCCATGCTCTAGAATCGGCTTCCACTTTTGCATTAGTTCTTCATTTCTCATTGTGGTTCTCCTTTTTTGAGATTTTACTTAGTATTATTTATAAAAATTTATTTTGCGGCAAAGCGGCCAAGCGATTCCGCATAACGAGCAACAGACGGATCAACGTATGTTACCTGCTCTGCTTCTTCCGCAGTCTCTTCTTGTAGAAGATCGGTTTCATCTTCTTGCACAGCAACAGGAGCTTGTTCGGCGAAGTAAGAAGTTTTAATGGCTTCTACTTTAGTCGTAAACTCTTCTACTGATTCATAAGATACGCCTTCTGAGAGAACACGCAATTTTTCGACTTGAGTGTCTGTTAAGTCCTCAGAAATAGTTTTGAATGCGATGTCAAGGTCAGCCTTTTCTTTCGCTTCACGAACTTCAATCATTTGCTCAACGATGTCGTTGTACTTAGAAGTAGACTCTTCGAGTCTGCTTTCCAACTCAGCAACTACATCGACTTGCTCATCATCGATTTCCATGTTATGCTCAATAACAAGACCTTTGATACTTGTCAGTAGTGATTCAGCGACCTCAACTTTGATGTTGCTTTCGACTTCAACCTTGTTGTCTTCCATCCAGCTTTCTACAACGTAGTCTAGATATTGGTCAACTTTTTCTACCAACTCCTCCACAGTAACATTAACTTGTTCCTGCAGATCACTTTCAAACTTTTCTTCTAGTGAAGCTTTCTCAGCAATCACTTTTTCTTGTACAGCGGCTTCGAAGATTGCTACTGTTTGTGTTTTAAAATCTTCAGACAATTCGGTGCCTTCAAATAGACGCTCGACTGCTTCTTTCAGTCCTTCGTCATTTGAGCCCTGTGGTGTTTTTACATCGTCTTCGATGTTATCTGCTTTCGGGTCGGCTGCCTTTTTAACATCGCCTTTGCGCTTTTTGACAGCGCCGCCAGCAGGTGTTACAGGATCAGCCGCAACAGAATCTTCACCAGTTGCTTTGGCTTCGTCCAAGTCTAGATTCTTTTCTAGTTCTTCACTCATTTGGTTTCTCCTTTAATAGTAGGTGTTTATCTATTATATTTATAAAAATCATGTTTTTGACAATGAACTTACAAATTTTTCGAAAAGAGCGGCAGCTTTGATCTCAAGTTCTCTTGTAGATACTCTTGCTGTCTCTTTAATCTCCTCTTCAATTTGATCAAATGCATTTGCCATTGTCCACGAAGAAGATGCTACATCGTAAACCCAGTCTACGCCTTCCATTACACCCTTTACGAATGCGTCTGGCGCTGATGGGTCTGCAACGATATCTCCGGCAGTAGCTAACATAAAGTCGCTCTGCACTTCCATAACGCCATCTTTATTCTGCTTAATTGAACCCATCCCACGTGAAGAAATCCCAACAAGACCGCCTTCATCGATAAGATTTTTAACAATCTTACCCATAGGTGTTTCCATTATCTTGGCTCTACCGACAATGTTAGAACCTTCTTTTCTTAAATCCGTGAACATGTGAGACACACGATCAAGATTGATAGTAGGACCAGCAGGATGACCCAGTTCTCCGTATGCTCTATTTTTAGAAACATAAGATTCGTTATAACGCTTAGTCTCAGCTTCTAAAATAGATGCTGGATATAAACGTCCATTTCTGTTTTTGATATCACCCTGCATGATGATACCTTCGATGAAATAGTTCTTTCCTGTTTTTTCGCCTTCTTCGTTTAGAATATCTTCTTGTAGATATTTTACGTCTTCAACGATTTCTTTAATTAGTAATGTCATGTTACTTGCCTGCCGTCATTGCAAATTGAACGATCTGCATAAACTTTCTACTATCGTCTAGCATGCCTTCAACTTTCTTTTTGTTAGATCCATTCAATTGCTTATGCATCGAAAGAATCATAGATGCTGTGGTCAAGTCAACCTTTTGCTTCTTGCCGTCTTTAAACTTGACGTGTCCGATTGATTTGGTCTTAACAATTTTAGCCAAATCTTCAAGAACACCCTCAACAATGATCTCTTCTTCAGCTTCAATCTCTTCATAGACTTCTTTATCTTGACCTTCTTCACGATCCGCTTCACGCTTCTTTTTCTTCTTGCCTTTAATTTCGCCTGAAAATTGGTCATCAGGTGCGACAGGATGATCACGTTTGTCAACGATATGTTTGTCTAAAAAATTCTGCTCATCAGGAGACTTAGGTTTATCTACAGTCTCAGCAAGCATTTCCTTAAAGCTTTTCATTGTTGCCCCTTACTCTTCGTCTGTTACTGCTTCTGCGTCTGGTTCTAATTCTGGCACTTCGCCAGCTCCAAACATATCAGCATATTTTGTTTCGATAGCAGATGTCATTTTGTCTGCCATAATGCTCTGAAAAGAAGACTCGAATCCTGTTGCGTCTTTATCCATCGCATGTTTAATTAGTTCTTTCACACTCATAACTATCTCCTCTTTTATATAACTTATTTATATTTTATTACAACTAGTCTATACGATCTTATGTTCTGTTCCGAAATCGATGCCTGAATCTGAATCATTGTCATCATCAGTTGATTCTTCTTCATCTTTGATGTCCTGATTCATCTTTTCGATTTCATCTTCTGTCATATACAATACGTTTTTACGTACCCAATCTGTCGAATAGTACTTGCCGGTGTACTCATCGATATCTCTAAGTAAACCTAGTCGCTCTCTCAAAATCTCACTTGTTTTCAATTCTTCAAAGTGATTATCACTCATGAAGTCATATCGGAGATTAGATTGAATTACAGCCCAATCTTCTGGAGCAATAACTCCTTTTAATATCAACTGCTTCTCTAAAATTTTGTCAAATAGAGTAGCAAATCTTGCTCTTAGTCTGTTAATAAACTTACTAAACTTAATCTCATCTCTTGAGATTTCTGATGCTCTACCCAAAGAAAATCCTGCGTCAGATTCCATTCTTGAGATAGGAACATTTAATGCTTTCATTAAACGCTTCTGAAAATATAAAACATCATCAAGTTCGCCTAAGTTCTGACCACCAGGTAGAGTTGTAATCTCAGTTCCTCTACCGCCTTCACGTCTAGGTAACCAAAAATCGTCGGTCATTGACATATGCCTACGATCATCTTTTACATCACCTGTTGCCATATCATAGACTAAGCGATTTTTATGCTTAGTCATCATATCACGTAAATATTGCTCTGCTTTCATTTTAGGCAGATTACCTACGTCAATATAAAAGATACGTCTCTCTGGCGCTCTTGAAATTCTGTAAATAACAACTGCGTCTTCCATCATACGCAATTGATTTAAAGGCTTATAAGCCTTATGTAAATGTGATAGTACTAGTGTACTATTCTCGTTAAGTAGTCCTGAGTTGGCATTTACGATTGAATCTTTTGCAATCTTAAGCCCTGCCATCCCGCCTTGTGTACTACCATCTGCAAAACTTTGTGGCCTACTACCACTGATATTATTGAATCCCTTTTCACTGTAAACGTAATATTCGTTCTTAACCTTCTTCGTTACAGCTTGATTGTCTTTATCGCCAATCTTATCGTTTTTATATTCACGTACTTTTCTAAGTTTTCGTGGATCAATATATCTTAATTCTTGAATGCCCTTTTTAGGAGCTTTAACGTCAATCATAACATGATAGTTGATTCTTCCATCAACATACCACTTCTGAAATGTTTCGTATCCAGTGTTTGAGAAGTCTAATAACTTAAGAACTCCATCAAACTCTTCTCTAATCTTCTTCTTAATGTTATCAGGCTGATCTAAATCATCTGTAACACACTCTACAACTTTCTGATCATTTGATATAGAGATTGCTTCATTAACAACATCGTCAACTGCTTGAGAAACTTCAGGCTGTTGTAACATAGTTCTATATTTCTGAACAAGTTCTGCCTCTGATTTTGCAGTACCGTCCATATCCAAAAAAGTACTAATTCCAGTACCAGTTGCGGCGATATTTACTGCGCCGTCGTCAGATTGAGGAGTGACAAAAGACGGAATGTTATCATTCTCGTCCTTCTTCCTCTTTATTTCAAAGCCAAATAAATCCATAGTTAATCCTCTAATAAAGAGGGAGAACCATTCTCCCCCCTAATTATCGCCCAATTAAGCGTTAGTGCCGCCGTTGCCAGTGATTCCACCGTCAACGTTCCACCAATCGTATTGGAATGTCACATCAAATCTTTCGATATCGTCTGTAGTGTTCCAGTCCATAGCAATTGAAGCAACTGCTGTGGGAAACAGACCATTAAAGTTATACGTTCTTAAAGGTACACCGGTTTTTGAATACTGAGTGATCTGTGCTTGTGACTTGTACTCAGAACTTGCCGCTGTTGCCAACTGTCTTGTATTACCTTCGTGTGCATTGATTGAAGCCATCCAGTTTTCCATCGCATTGCGAATTAGGAAGTCTTCATCGTTCATGATAGTGACCGTCCATTCAGCGAATGTTCTGTCACCTGCGATTTTTACTTTACGACCGAAATACGGAATTTCGATTGTGCCCAGAGTACTCTCTGGAATTGCTGCCGCCTGTACCATGAAAGGTGTCTTTAGATCCGCTATTGCATTTACAGGATTTGTAATCTGTACTTGAAACAGCGATGCTTTAGCACCCCCGAAGGTCAGTTGGCTTTTAATTTCATTAATGTTGAAAGCCATTATTCATATCTCCTTTGATTAATATTTATTAAAACTGACCTACTACTTCAGAAAACTCTACACCCGATCTAACGGCTACAAAGTTAAGCTGGATGAAGTTGATAGAACGTGCCGGCTTGATGAAGATATCTCCAACAAACTGATTACTATCAATGACATTCGAGGTATTGTTAGTTTCATCACAAACAACTCTGAAGTCATAGATACCACGTCTACCTTGAACATCTCGCAAGAAAGGCTCAACTAGGTTCTTAAACTGGGCTCTCGTAAAGTCATCGTTGAATTCAAACAATGTAGACTTAGCGGCTACACCAATTGCTTTCTCAAGAACAATAAACAGTCTACGCACGTTAATTCGATCAAATGCTGAAGTTGTCGGTGCAAATGTTTTGTCGCCGAATAACACTGTGCCTTGACCTGGCTGTGTAATGACTGGATTAATTTTTGCCTTGTAAAGCACATCTCTTTCAGCTTTAGCCGGATTCAACTGTAACTTAACAACATTCTTGATGTTTCCTCTACTGTAACCAGCAGGTGAGAACCAAGGATCTCTCACATCGTCTGTTCTCGCACAAAGACCAGCTATATCAGCGTTCAATGGGATCCAACGATAAACATCTGCGTATTTGTCATACTGATATTTATATCCGCTGTCAACGACTGCAAATGTAGAAGCAGTGAGTCCTGCGGCAAAAGCTGTCATATTAGCAACAGTTAAATCAGATAATTCTGGTGAAATAAATGCTACGCAATCTTTACGAACTTCACACACATTGTTGATAATGTGGTTTGCAAGAGTTGATCCTTTTGCTTTGCCTTGAATGATGAGTGATACATCTACGTCTGCTGGATCTGTGTATAAGTTGTATCCAGCAATAACATCGCCTACAGTGATGTTAACTTCGTCTAGGCCATCAGATCCAGATGCAAGAGTTGCTTGACCGAAAGTCAATGATGCTTGAAGAACCGCTTGAGCAGGAGTACATGAGATCCAATCAGAACGATTTGTGAAAACGTCTGGTGAGAAATTAGTAGATCCGTCTGGATTCACTGCCGCAGATGCTGTATCAATATCTTCAAAAATTTCTAAAATTGTGCCAGCGGTGCCACTGATTTCCCCATCATTATCACGTACAACAACGTGCATTCTTGTTGCAGTTGAAGGAGTACTGTCAAATAAGTCTGCGTCTCCCCACTGAGTGCTGAATGTTGAGGCGTATTGCGCTCCATCAGCAGGATTATATCGTCTGTCGAAAGTGATTGTTCTTTGAAACTTACTAGCATCTCCAGCGTCTGTGGTTGCGGCTGAAATTGCAGAAACTACAAGTTCAATTCCAGTAGATAATACAATTCTATCGCCTACAGAAAGATAAGTTGGATCAGTGTTAGCTACCAGTCCTGAAATGATACCAGTAGTAGCATAAGGTTCAATAGTTAGAGTATCTGATCGAGCAGTAACTCCCATATTCGCACCCACACAGTGCGAAACTTGAATAGAGTTACCTAATTTGCCTTTATATTTTGCATTAAAGTTTGTTCCAGTGGCAGCGGCTGCTGTCGCATCTGTTACACGTGTTACGTATAGTGCATCACTATAAGCTAAAAAGTTTGCGGCAGAAAACCATGTTTCATAGTTATTCCACAGAGTAGTTAGACCTGCATCAGTATAGTAAGAAGCAGGCTTGCCAAAGCGATTCGCTAAGTCCTGTTCTGATGTTACTAAAATGCGTTGATCTTCTGGACCCCAACGAAAAACGCCTGCGATAGCGCCTTCAGTTGTTGCTACAGCGGGGACGACATTCGTTAGGTCAATTTCGCTGATATTAACGCCTGGACTTGTTTGAAAAGCCATTTCTCATTTCTCCTTGTTTATTTTGTAAGTTATAAACTTCTTTATTTCTATATTTATAAAAACAGCAATTTAGTAATTCAACCATTGGGCTGTTCCCATCTGTTCCTCTTCAAGGATATCCTCGTCATAAGTGTTAAAACCAATTGGCAGAAGGCTTTCCATAAGTTCTTCTTCGTTCCTTGATCTGAGTTTATCGATAGTATTTATGTCTGTGACTTCTTTGAAAAACGTTTGATCGGTCATCCATCCGAATAACACTAGACACATAACCAAATCATCGTGTGTTCCAGATTCCGCTTCGTAAGAGTTGCCACGTCTGGAGAATGTCGAAAGTTCATTTATTGTTTGAAAGTCGTTAATTATTAGCTGGTCTTGCTCAATCAACATTTTGAGCATGTTGCAGCCGATGGACTTCACATTTTTTGTGGTTCTAATTCCCTTATCAGCGTTTTTAGAGAACCCTGTAGACAGTCTTTTACCTGCTCTTCCTGCTGACTCAGTAAACATTAATGTTTCAACTTCAAATTCATAATGTAGTACTTCTGATACCTGTTCTCCGATGTCGTTCACTTCGATTAAAGTATACGCATCATTGTATCTTTCTATACTTCTATATATGATTTCAGCGTAGTCAATGGGAGTAATAGTATTATCTTTATACACACATACCTGCTGGTATGGCATTTGGGTCACGTCAATTATCTGAAATGCAGAATAATCTAAACCTTTACCTCTTGACACATCCACTACACACACGTAAACGTGATTTGGTTGTGGTTGTTGATAGACTTTCATTTTATCTGTCTGGGCAACAGGATGTAAATCAACCATAGTCTTGAGTTTTGAGCCTTCTATCAATGTTCCTGAAGAACCTAAGAAAGCACATTCAAACTCTTGCGAGAATTTTTGTTGATCGAAATCCATAGCCGCAAGAGTTTCTTTCTTCCACTTATCGTCACGACCAGGAACTTTGCCCCAGGGCACTTCAATATATATGTATCCGTTTCTATTTTCTTGTGCGCCAACACATGTTTTATAGAAATGATTCAGTCCATTTGGTGTGGAAGTGAATAGAATTTTTGTTGTATCGCCAGATGAAATCGTAGGAAAAACAGATGCAAAAAACTCATCCCAGTTCTCTACGAATGCAGTCTCATCGATATACAAGAACGAAATAGATTTACCACGAATAGCACTTGATGATGTAGAACCAGCTATAATCTTACAGCCATTTTCGAATTCAACTGAACCCTTGTTCCACTCTATAACTCCTTGCTGTAACCAGTTTGGAAGTGCCTCGTATGCAATTTTAATTCGATCTAAGATTTCACGTGCGGCATCGCCCTTATTTGCAAGTAACGCAACTGTTTTGAAATCATTAAATATTACGTAGTGCAGAATAACAGCAACGGCTGTAGTTGTCTTACCAGCCTGTCTTGATGTATTCACTGTGACACGCCTGTTCTCAGTGATTGCTGTACAAATCTCTTTCTGATAATCGTACATCTTAATCGGTATTAGACCATGATCAACGTGTACGATTTGAATATATTTTTCAGAGAAGTATATAGGATCCTTAGCACACTTCAAAAACTCAGTGATCATTTCCTGAGTAAAATTAACATCCGTGCCTTTGCGTTTTAGATTAACGTTACCATTATAACCTTTAGCCTGCATCTTTACTTCTCATATCTTTCAGTAGTTGCTGAAGTTCAGCGGTAGATCCAACAAACATATTATTATTCGTCACTGCTTTTTCTGAAGGATTCTTTACTTCTTCACCTTCTTGCTTTTTAGCAGACATAGTGACCAAGTCTTTGTTGGCCTCTACTAGAGTTTTCATGATAGTTGATACGACTTCATATGCACGAGGATGTTCTGACGCTTTCGCAACGTCTAACATTTGTTCTAGTGCTTCCGTGCCGGTTTCAATGATATTGTAGAAGTTGGTTCTAGCATAATCGTAGTCTCTGTCAACTTTATCATCGACAGGTTTGATTTCTGCGAGTTCTCCCTTCTTAGGAACTATCAATTCACCCTCTCCTTCATTCAAATTTTGCAAAGGCTCAAGACCTAAGCTATTACTAATATCATCTTTAATCATTTTTAAGCATCCAATATTTGTACTATCTCTGTCCAATTATCATCAATGTTAATATCTGAGTATGCGACAGAATCAGCAATCTTCGTAGTTGGTTGACCACCAGAGGTCAAACCAGGCTGTACGTTCACTTGTTCTTCGGCAACAGTAGCCGTTGTATTAGTATATATATTATTGTCAACGAACTTAATTACTCTCTTATTTGTCGTTGGCCCGAAGTAAAAAGCTTTCATCTGAAAGTTCAATGTCCACATTAGAACTCTTCTAGTCTCAAAATCTCCTTCATATGAGTCTTCTGTAGTCACACTCTGCAAAACAACAGGAATGTCTACATAGAAATCCATGCTATCAATCATCTTAACACTGACAGTTACGTCAGGCTTAAAGAAAGGTAGAATTTGTTCTAAAATCTTTGTACCGTCTTCAGTGTACTTTGTCATGATATTTAACTGAAAGTCAATGTCATAAGGGGCAGGACTATATAAATTTAGTACGTTATTATCATCTGCGGCTATTGACTTTGTTTGTCTTATAAGTGATCCAACTTTGCGTGTCGGATTATAATTCATGCCCATAATCTCGAATGACATACGAGGTAGAGTAATGGCAGGCTTATCTAAGTTAGGATCGCCTTCTAGTCTTGCAAGTAACTTCTGCGCTGGCGCATAGTTAATCGGTACAGTCATTCGCTGTATCTCAGTGCCTGCGTTATTACTGCGACCTATCTGAATATCATTAAACAGTGTGCCAAATACTGCAACATATCTTCGTGTCGATTCGTTGTAAAAGTGCTGACCAAACATTAGAAGTTATCCTCCCCAAACGGGTTGTTCTGACTGAAATCAACAATGTTATCAGCAAATGATTCGATAGTTGTATTATCTGCAATATCATCGTAAGTTTCTACACTCTGTAGTTTAGATGCTTCTACTGTAATTGTTTCTCCCATTCCTATAGTTGTAGGATTAATATAATAGAATGTTCCTGTTGTTGCCGGAGTGTATGTCACTAGTCCATCTACTCCTGGTGTACCAGTAACCGTTACTCCAGTCGTAATTTCTGTACCAGTGTTAGGTGACGTAGTTGTATAGATTCGTAAAGGGAATCCAGTATTTGATGCGTGTGACTGGTCAAAAATTATCTTCTCATCTACTCTTGCTTCAAGTTTAGGTGTACTTACAAGATCGCCTCTCGCATCAGTGTCTATCATATGAAATACACTGCTTCTAACTTCTACTGTAAACGTTGTTCCGTCGCTATCAATAAATAAGTTTTCGTCTTTAAACTTGTCATCTAAGTATGACAATCCAGTGTCGAATCTCTCGCCGCTATACTCATACAGTTCACATCTCAGATCATATGTTTGAAGTGATCCCATTTGATAGAAGATTGCTTCATGCTCTACGTGTTGAATCACAAACATTTTTCTATTCAAAGGAAGATATATAATGTCGCCCTCACGTGGTCTATTAATTTCTGTGTGTACGCCAACTTCACTCTCATACGTAGTTTTTGCTATTGTAAGTGTAATTGAGTCTCTAATCTGTAATCCGAACTTAGATAAGAAGTCTCCTTCTCCTTCAAATCCGTCTACATTTTTTACGTACATCTCAGCTTCATATGCTTCTTTATAGATGGGCAGATCATCTTCGTTTAAGAGATCATCTTTTGCGCCTAAAGTTCTAGGCAAAAACATAGTGTCTATTCCGAATATTTTTATTGATTCCACGACCAAGTCATCGATGAGATGTTGCTCCATCGAATTCTCGTAGTTTTCGAAATAGTAGTTCTTAGCCACAGTTTTTATCCTATCATATCAATAACAGGAAGAGAGTACGAGGAGATCATTTCTTCCTCTAACTTCGTAATCTCATCACGTGCATCATTTAAAATCTGTTCTCCATTGAACTGTATGTTGCCAGGTAACGTCATGCCATTGAATTTTGTTAAATTACTGCCCCATTGATACTTGATCTTTGCTGTCGCATAATTTTGCAACCAGCGGTCTTTGAATACGTCTGCGTATGTAGTTGGGTCTACAACCTTGTAACATTCTGCTACGAGATATTCTCCAATAACAAGTCTATCCCAATCTGTATCGATGAACAGTCTATTGATGTGTCTATTATATCGA